TCTGCCAATTCGGTAATAGGAACCAACTTGAGAGGATCTCTAAAGAACATAATTCTTTGCCTCTGTGTCCTTCCTGTTTTGGTTATGAATTTTCTTTGGCATTCTTCAGTTATAGCTGAAATTATAGGTTCTATAGTTCGATTATAATAATTTAGCATCTCTTTATCATCTGCCGTACCATTAAATACCGCTTCTGTCAAACCAAGCTGACTATAAAGAACTTTAGTCAAATATTCGATTTGCTGTAACAAATTGTTTTCTATGGGATGGCCGAGCTGGACGATCTTTTCTGTTCCATCTGTATATGCTATACCATATTTACTATTTGTTAACTGCTCTTCAATCTCCGACCTTCTCTGTTCAGCTTGCTTCTTTCGTGCTTCGGATTTAATAATATATGGCAACTGTATAATGAGATCTAATTTACCAGAACTAGATTGTTCGTCTACCTGGTCTAATAAGGATAATTTCCTAATCAATCGTTGTAATGTAGAATTTCGTTCATTCATTACAGAATATAACGGATTCTCTATTATTCCGACAGTCCTTTTAGGCATCGTTACTTCTTCTTTTTCGCCAGTCTTTTCATTATATACTTCTATTTTAACAGCTTCTGGATACCATTCAGTAATCTTACCAGTTCTTATAGAATTTATTTCAAAAGCGCCAGTTATCTTTGGGACGGTATCTGTATCTACTGGAACGAGAGCAACACACCCCTCGTCAAACATAGACATAACGACATCTCGTATAAATTCTCTGGACGTCTGATCTATATTGGCTTCCGTAGAAAATATATAATTTAAAGACGAATCTTCTATTTTTTCTACAAAATTCTCATTTTCATCGACTCGGACATGCTCAATGTCGATGGCAGATACATCTATTGCTATCCTTGTATAAATAGAAGATATAATCGTATTATCTACTCCTGGCAACAATCTATGTCTATCAGGTCTAGTATAAAATCCTGGTTGTGTATAAGAGGTTGGGGTAGGATCTTTATTTTGGAAAGCATTCCACGCGTGTGCTAATCTATCTTTAAGGTTCATAAGCGCTCCTTAATTATGCATTAATACCCTGGCTTCTCAAATATCTTTGAGCGTCTCTATACGCCTGGCTATCACTTTCATATTTCTGTATCTGACTAACCTGAATAGCTCTATTAATTCCACCATATATGAAATCTCTTCCACCGACACTTAAAGCTGTTCCAGCAACAAGAGTTGCTAAGATTGTTCCTTTATCAACCCCTTTTGATTCCAGATCGTTCATAACACGTGGGGCATTAATGGCAGTTGTAACAGCTCCAACCGCTCTACCGGCATTTCGCCATTTATCATTTCGCATTCTTCGCTCTTTACTAGTATCGTATACTAATCTAGCGGCTCCTCGTCTACCGGAGTACCTTTTTATTCCTCTTGCATTAAGTGAACCATCTTCGTTCTGATATTTTCTAATGCCCCATTTCATGCCTTTAACTCCATGATGGGCTAAATAATCTTCGAATCTTTTAACATATAAAACTTTAGACATATTTATCTCCTTGCCGAATTATGCTCTTGGCCCTTTATACTCATTATATGACCTTCTCCAAGTATTATTATCTCTAGGGTCAGTCCATGGATTAATCGTTGCCCCCTGACTTTCTAAATATCTAATTGCTCTATTTATATCGGTTGACGATGAGTGTCTTTCGATATCTCTAATAGTTCCTGCCCTTACTAAAGCATTCGTACTCAAATAACTAGCGCCTACTCGTAATGCTGACGTTCCTAATATAAATGTATATGCCGCAGCTAATGCCGAATTTGTGGTTGGAGTTTCTGGATTATGATGTTCCCTAAAATATTTCGTTAAATCAGTTGCTGTTTTTACTCCTGTAATAGCCGCCATGGTTCCAGCTACCGCTTTTGTACCCTTTTGTTTTTTTATGTTTGTATCATATAAATATTTTCCTACACCATGACGACCAGAATATCTCTTTTTTCCTGCTTTCGTCAAGGAGCCGTCCTCATTTAAATATCTTCTTACGCCCCATTTCATGCCTTTAACACCATGATGGGCTAAATATGTACTGGATGGAACTAAATCATCATATAACATTATTCAAATGCCTCCCTGTTATACTTATAAGCAATGTAGGCGTCCATCATGGCCGCCACATTATCTATTTTTGCTTCGTATCTTTTCTTTAAGAGTTTTCTATTACCATTAGTATCTTCTTGCGTAATGCAGTTACCCATTGCAAAACTCATGAGTTCTTCATCAAAACGCAATAATCCTTCGCTAGATAATATCTTTAATTCTCCTAATGGTAATGATTCTGTTTTGGCCCCTTGTATTACTTTTTCGATAGCGAATGGTCCATTTTCAGCGGTCCAACGATCAACAAATTCTTTAGCATTATATGGGTCGTATCCAAACGATCGAACATCGTATTCCATTTCTTGAATATGTGCATCCAAATCATCATATACTTCCATCATATCAAGAACTGTACCGTCTAAGACAACCAATGTTCCTTCTTTTATAAATTCTTCATACTTAGCTCGCCTTGCCGATGGCAATTTCGATAATGTGAGGGTGGTTATATAACTTCTTGTTTTTATACCAAAAGAATCATCCGACAATGGGAACATAAAAGTAAACGCACAGAAATCGTCTCCTTGTGATAGATCGGCACCCAAAGAACATGGCATTTGCCAATAATTTTTTTTAGGATGAGGTTTAGTTTCTTCATAAGTAAAGAAATATGTATAGCCCTCCATTGGTATACCGAATCTTTTAGCTAAAATATCATTTTTATTAGCCGGAGCTGCTTCTGCTCTATCAACATCTAACTGATATGTTTCATAAGACACTGTTTGACCGATATTCGGCTGTGCTTTCATCCATGTCGATGGATCAGCTACTTCAGACTGATCATCTAATTTATACCACCATATAGAAGTATGCGGATTGTAATAATCGCCCTTAAGGATGGACATTAATTCCATCTTAATCGTATCACCAGGTCCGTTTCTTACTGTACCTTCTGATGAAACGGCTACTATAATATAATCCTTATTCTTAGATGCACCTTGTTCTATTGCTCCTATAACATCTTCTCGAATATCACCAGAAAGCCATTCATCGACTGTATTTATTCGGCTGTTAAGACCTTGTAATTTATCTATAGACATAGGTCTTATCTCTAACAAAGATGATGTAAGAAAATTTTCAATACCCTTCTTTGTTGGTGATAATTTTTGTCTATTAGATTTAGAACCGGTAGTATTCTGTAATGATCCTTCGGTAAGAAATTTAAACCACGGACCTCTAGAGCGAGCAATCGCTGTTCTGATTGGCGATAGAACTTCTTCAGCTTGCTTCATGGTAGGAGCTGTGGTAATTTGATGTGTTGTTGTTTTATCAACTGTTAAAAAATATGCTTGTAGACATGCCAAATACATTGATTTAGCAGCGCCTCTAGCGACTATCAAATATTGTTTAGTTACTAGTCTTTTTTTAAATAATTTGGTAATATACTTACCAGTTGATGGGTCTGGTATATTTCTTTCTATAAAATAATACCATCCGAATAATTGTTCGGCCCATAATTTAAAGGTATCTAGTAACTTTAAATCTGCTCCATCGGTTAATGTTAGCTCTTCTTCGCAAAAATCTATAAAACCTTGAATTGCTTCGTTGTCATAATAATATCTTGGATCTTTTATCATATCATCGATACGATTCATTTCCATTTCGACTTCTCGGCAAACTGGTATTTCGCCTCTTAAAACTTTATCTCGAAATTGTCCGTAATATATGGGCACTGCTGTATTTGACAGTGACATTTATGGCTCCTTTTTTATTATATATTACTTAAATATACTACTAAGTTTAATATTCCAAGCGCTAAACCCAGCACACAATGCGGCACCTGCTGATATTTTTTGACGGGTCGCAGAGTCGTTAAAGAGAGAACCATGGCTTACTTTATTTAAAATTTGCATTGTTGATTGTGTGCCTAAATATGCCATTCCGGCTCGAATAGCGGTCTGACCTATTTTATATGATGTCTTATTTGATCTTTCCTCTCTAAGTTCTCTACGATACTGATTTTCAGCATGTAATCTTTTTGTACTTCTATCGAGATCCTTATCGGACATTTTAATTGGATTCTTCTTTTTCCCACTTTTAGTATATCGAGCTTTTCCGGAGGCTGTCAGATTACCATTCTTATCACGATACCTTCTAACGCCCCACTTCATACCTTTAATACCAAAATGAGCCAAATATGATTCGTTGTACATTGTTGTCCTCCAATGTTAATAGACATTAAAACCGCGTCGGTGTAATACGGGACGAAAGGAGCCTAGAAATATCCCATTTACTAGAGCCTATCCGACACGGCATTAATGTCTATTAACTACCATGATTTTGTATCATTAGGTAAACGATTACCATCTAATTTATAAAGTTCTTTTCTACTAGGCGTTCCATAATGTATCATCTGATGTGTGCCAAATGAAACAGATATAAGATTATCTGGATCCAATACATCTGGAGATCTATTTAACAAATCATCTATTGTTATTGGATTAATATGATGTATAATTATTTTTGATTGATTAATTATCGGATAGTCATCCAAACCCATATCGCATCCGTTATCTCGCAGTATGATTTGTCTACGAATATGTTTCCATTCTTGAGATCTATATAGATTTTGGTTAAGCCATCTATGTCCTCCAAATGTAGCATCTCCGATTTTATTATCCCCCAAATATAGATAATCTAATCGCTCTTGCCAAGTTGGTAATTGTATGAGTTCTAAATATGATTTATTCTTCATCGTATTCATCCTCATAATGCCCAGTATAACGAGTAATTGCTTTTATTGCTTCTGCATATAACTCTTCGCTTCTCTTAGCGGATTCGAGAGCTTCTGTTTTGGCTCGTAACAACTCGTTCTCTTTTTCTAATTTTTCTTTTTCTAGTCGCTCCTTTGTAGAACCTAATCTAAGATAATGTATAATAAGCTGATTACTAGCTGTACCATCTCTTAGTTTTTCCTCAGCAAGACTATCCGCTAATGCGATTAGTTGGTTCTCTCTTGCCTCTGGGTCTAATGCAGGGAGCGACCTAGGTTTGTCTTTTTTGGACTTGCTCATCCTGCGTTCTCCTTTTATTATGCCTTTTGGCGTTCATATCTTGATATCAAACGTTGTATTGATTCTTGTCTTGATAAATCTTCTCTAACTCCTGTAGCCCACCATTCATACGTAGATAAAGCTGATAATTCAACATCAGAATATTGTTTTGCCAATTCATTTACAGTATTTTCAAACATTGTTTTTAAATATTTATTTTCAGCTTTGTCATATTCTTTCCAAAGTTTTTCAATATGTTTTTCTGAGGATTTTCCAGTTTGAAATTCATAAGCTTCTTGATCGGTCATTTCGAAATCACTTGCTTTATCTCAAGCATCATGCATCTTTTTCAATAAAGATTTACCTGTTGCTGTTTTGTTGAATTTGTCTTCTAAATCCCCCTGTTTATTAAGATAATCATTATATTGTTGTGAATACTTATGTTTAGCATATGATCTTTTTAATGTTCCATCCGAATTCAAATATTTCTTCTTACCAGCTTCAGTTAAACTACCATCAGGATTCTGATAACGTCTAACACCCCATTTCTGACCTTTAATACCGAAATGGGCAAGCCATTGGCCTTCAGAAGGAACTAAATCATCGTATAACATAGTTTAACCTCCGTTCTCCTTTTACATATTTTTATCTACCATTCCCTATATTAAAAAGTAATCTTTCTATATGGGCTTCATAAGTTTTATCAATTGTATCATATTTTTTATTACCATATTCACCGCAAAAATTTTTAGCTATTCCAGAAATTTCATCTCTAAACTCATTCCACATTTCATCGTATTCTTTAAGCAATTTACTTCCTTCTGCGGTTCTATGTGGATTGCCGTTTTTATCAAAATATGCTAGTTCAGTATTATCAATTTTTTTATCTAATTTATTAAGTGCTTTTGTTTTACTAACAAGCGATTTTATTTGCTCATTGGATAATCGACTTCTTAATATAGATTTTTCATTTGACGAAATATATTTAAAGCGTGTATCTGGATGTTTCTTTAATATATTATATAGTTGCTTATGCCCTTCTTTATTATACGTGCCATCAGGATTTAAATATCTCTTCTTCCCTTCTTCAGTTAAACTACCATCGGGATTCTGGTAACGCCTAACTCCCCATTTCTGACCTTTAATACCGAAATGAGCAAGCCATTGGCCTTCAGAAGGAACTAAGTCGTCGTATAGCATAGTTTACACCTCTTTGTTCTCAGCCGCTACATTTAATCGCCACTCAAATTCACTTATCTGTTGCTGCATGGCCTGCATAAGAGATGAATTCTGAGGTGGATCAAACATCATACGGACTTTCAAATAAATATAACTCTTCACAGATTCAAATATTAAGTCATCATTTGTGAATTCAGACCAAACATTATCTGCTCCTGTAATTTTGTATCCAGAATCTGGTCCAACACCTAACTGATTAAGGACCATGAATACAGAATTAATGTGAATAATAATATCTTGGTCGAATGCATTGTATTCTGCATCAAGACCGAGAAGTTTCTTGATGTCATTTAAGATACTTTCGTTCATACTATACCCACCTATCTCGTCTATCTTGCGAAAGCATATAGACGTCTACATTTTTATTCTGGTCAATAAGGCGTTGAACATTATTTCTGGTTGCCGTGGCACCTTCGTCTAAAATTATAGCTAATCCTTTTGTTGCTGCATTGGTCATCGCAAAATCTTTTCCTACTAACCACTTACTCGACATTGGTTCGGCATCTGGAACATCAACAGTTGTGGTCTTCCACTTTTTATTAGCTAAATATCTTACTTGTTTGCCTGGACCATATACCTCTACGTTAGAATA